AAGAAGACGAAGAAGAAGTCGAAGAGGACGATGAGTCCGAAGACGATTGGGAAGAAGACGAAGAAGCCTAATCGGGGTAAATCATAGCCAATGCGTCTTGAACAGACGCTTGGATTTTAGAAACGACTTGCTCAAAAGGCAGGTCGTTTTTTCTATGTTGACGCAGTATTTCGTTTATCTCATGCAGAGTCTGCCAAGCATACCCTGAGTGGATAGCTTTAATGGCCTCTTCTTCGTCATTGAATGTGGCGTTGATTTTCATGTTCATTCCTTAATCTTTCTTTTGTTTGGTTTAGGACAGTTCTCCGGCACGTCTACAACGCACCATATAGCCGTAGGATGCCCGCAGCCGTGCGGGTAAAACCACCTATCAATGTAGGCATCTGGCATTCTGTTTAGGCATTTTCTAAGCGTAACTTGGTTGAAACCTGTCTTTGCCTCTATTTCATTTACGCTCATTCCTTCATTCTTTCCATTTTTTAACAAAGACCGAATAACTGGAAGTTTTGGTTGGTAGTTTTTTTCAATCATTGCTTCTCCTTTAGCTTAACTTCCACTTCTTCAGTTGCGCCAATGTGGTACACGTTGCCATCATCATCTGTACACACACTGTACATACCGTCTAGATGGTGGAAATTTAGCTCCAGTCCATCTTTGAGTACGATTGTGCTATTTCTTGGCACGTTATATAGTTTCACTTTTGACCGCCATTTCGTTTAAGACAATTTCCACTTCGGCCTGAGCCGCCATTCCATCTTCATACCCGCGAGCATAAGAGTTCTGCTCCATAGCAATCAATTGGTTAATTAGGCGCTGCTGTATCTCGCAAACACGGGTTAAACTGTCTAGTGCTAAATCTTTTTTTGTCCATGAGCGTTGTTTATCTATAGCCATTTCACGTTTGGCTTGAAAGCCACCGCCCCACGCACCCTGCTTGCGGGCAAGGTCATCGAACGCTTCGTCCTCTGCATCTTTCATATAAAACTCCATATAAGGCTAACAACGCCGACTAAAAAAAACAACACAGTGAATATGGTGACTGCAACAAAAACAAAACTAAAAATCATGTCCTCGTTTTCATCATCGTCTTTCATGCCTGCTCCTTCAACTCATCCAATGTATTGGTCAATCGTTCGATTCGGTCAATGTTGTACTGCACTACGCTTCTTGCGTAGTCTTGGGCGCTCTCAGCTTCTAATTTAGACCTGTGCGCCTCTACTAACTCTTTGACCACCAATTCAATAAGTGTTGGCGTTTGCAGGAGCTTTTTGATTGACTTAATCATTTGCACTCCTTCGTAAACGCAGCAACCCGCACTTTGCACTCAGGCTGGTAGGTGGCATACCCTAAGTAAAACCCTGCTGCAATGATGCTGGCGCATAAGCCAACCAGGGCAAAGAAGTCTAGGATGTATTTCATGCTTTGCCCCTTGCTCTGATTGCTCCGGCACATTCTGCTGGCTGCATACCTACATCACGCGCTTGGAATCGGTCACACAGCTTGGCGCACTCTTCACGCTCATGCGCGGCTACCAACTCGGCAAACTTTGCAAGCGGCTCGTCAATTAGTGAATGTGTGGACTGAATGCATTGCGGCTGAAACTTTTGCGAATCCTTATCAACAATAAAGCCCGCTTGTTCTGCTAATTCTTTAATGTTCATGCCTCATCCTTCACAAACACGCCATTGGCAAGCAATGTGCCTTTGCGGTCTTTGATTTCCTCATAAGCCAATTCCATGCAATCAACTAGGTTGATGTCCTGTAAGGCGCAGTAAACAATGAGACAAACCATCACATCACCAACCCCATCAGCAATGCCATCCTGGTCATTCTTGATGGTTGCATCTGCCAACTCACCAATTTCACTCATTGCTTTGAGTAATTGAGTTTGTGGGTGGCTGTTAGGAATGATTTTCCTAGCCTCTGCCCAGCGCACAATGTCCATTTCTAAATCTGCATAAGTAGCCATAAATTCTCCTAAAAGGTGGGGGTACTTGCTATCAGGCGGCAACTGCGAATCGATACCCTGCTTTCCCCCCGTTAATCAAAAAGGGATGTCGGAATCGTCATCCTTTGGAAAGCCATCATCTCGCGGGAAACCATCTTTAGGCTTTGGAGTGTTGAGGTACGCCCAACCATTCCAGCCGCCTTCAATCACAGGGATGGAGTCCAGCTTCAACTGCTTGCCATTCTTGGTTTCGATGATGCTGCCAATCTTTTGGTAGTTGTTTTTCTCGACACCATCTTTGGTGTACTTGCCGTTTACCACTGTCACTTCGTATAGCTTTGCCATTTTTAACCCTTTGATAATTCAGATTGCTTTTTGATTGAACTACGGGTTTTACTGTCAAGCATCCCCCACAGTGCTACTTTTTCCTCAGCATCCACGATGCATTGGTATTCACCAAGAGCGCCGACTGCATCATCTGCTGCCATGCGGTCATTGATTGCTTGCGCCACCAAAGCGAGCTTATTTGTTTGCCCTGGTGACACCAATTCGGTCTTTGCTGCGGCAATGCGAGGGCCGCGAGATGCTGCGTTGCCATCGTCATCTTCAGGAGCTATCCCACACGCTGCCATAAGGCTGTAGCGCCGTGCATAGGTCAGTGCGCTGCCATACCCCTGCGGGTCTTGCTTGCCCGCTGGAACGTGCAGTTTGCCGCACTCCAATGTCTCACCAGACTCATGGATAAAAACAGTCTCTACGGTCACGCCTGTGCTGTCCTCGCTGGTGCGCTGCACAAGTGCAATCCCTGCGTTGTTGAGGCTGTCAATGACTGCTTCGATGCAGCCCGACAAGTCCACATACTTGCTGCGAAAGTGTGGGTTGGTCGATGTCTTGAGTGCAGGGCCAAAAGCCTTCTGCGCTTTGACGAGTGCCGTTGCAATTTCTTTCATTTTGTGTCCTTGTAAATTAGATTTAATTGTTGCTTGTGCCACTCGATACGCTCATCTTGGATTTCTATCCAGCGGCAAAGCTGCTTCACATAGATTTCCAAATAGAGGGAAGGGTTATGGCTGCTTTTGCAATAGTCAATGATTTCTTGGGCATTGAATGATGTGGTCATTGCTTACGCTCCCACAGGATTTCCTGCTGGAGCTTCTTCAACTCATCACTGGTGTATTGCGCCTCATGGCAAAGGCCACGGATGTGAGCTTGCAACACTCCGACTTGGTAGGCCAGTCTGTCAGCAGCATCTTTTGCGCCGTAACGCTGTGCAGCTTCTTCTGCATCAGCAATGATGCGGTCAGCTTCTTTATTCGCAGTCATCTTCAAGCCTTTCGGAAATTTTGTTAGTGATGTGTTCGCGGGTTGAGTCGCTAAGGTAGTCAATCCACTCAAGTCCTTCGTATACGATTGAATAGACCACTAAGGTGTTCATCTCTGTATCCCATTCGTATTCGACTAGGAGCTTGGCAACTTCTCCGTTGCCCATCCTGTCCCAGTCAACTTCGCGGGTGCTGTTGTAGACAGTCATTTGTCTGCTCCTTCGTACTCATCCATTTCGTTGTTCAAGATGTCTTCCTGGTCTTCGGGGTACAGGTCGCCAAATGGAACAAAATGGTTCTCTTGGCAGCAGTGATACTTGCAGCCCTTTGGCTCAAAGCAGTAGCAGCAATATTCGATGCTGGATAGCTCTTGCCTAACTAGCTCTCTGAATGGTGTATGTGTCATAAAAAACCTTTCTTGGTCAATAAATCCGCTTGCGGAGTGCTTGCGGTGACTGCATCTTATCGCAGCTTTCCAGCTTTTCTTCTAGGGGTTTTCCCTATACTTTTTATCTCAAAATCGTGCTAGGCTTAGAGGATGACTATGGATGAACTTGAACTTCAGAGCGCAGAAATCTTGCTATGCCAAGCTATTGAGCTTGCTGGCGAGTACAACATTGCTGATGACCTGGACGCTGCCACCATTGCCTTGCTGACTAGGGCGCTTGAAGTAGCCAAGGAAAAGGTGTAGAATTTTGCGAAACCCGGCTAGGTGCGAAGTCATGAGCGTACCGAAAAGCGAGCCTCCCCGCCTGCCGAAGTTTCCTTGTCAGTGGAGGCCAGTTGGAGATGCTTATGCACTATTTCCAGTTCCACATTGGGGACTACAAAAGCCATACTCATCACTTGACAGTGATTGAAGACATTGCCTACAGGCGGCTTTTAGACCACTACTACCTACACGAAGCGCCTATCAAACAGCGCGACATTGCCCGCCAAATTGGGATGCGCGACCATGAGCAGGAAGTCCTGAGCGTTCTCAATGAGTTTTTTGTCAGCACAGAAAAGGGCTTCA